AGACTGGGCAACCAAAACTCAACAAGCACACAGCGAAATTTGGGCATTCCATCAGGAACTAAATGACCTGGGTATTCGACATATTTTCTTCAACGGTAACAATGATTTTGGCAAGATACAGGATCGAAAGGACTGGGGTGTCAGTTATATAGGTCCATATGATGCAACCCAGACTTACCATGCACAGTTGCAGGCCGCAGGTATTGACACAGTTATGCCCGATAGCTATCATTATGGACGAAATGGTCATAATTGGTGGTTTCGTTACATTCTAAACTACATAATCCAAAACAAATTTGTTTGACCTTTAAAGTATTTTCTGCTATAATTGTAGTATGAAATATGTTCTTATAGATACGGCTAATATGTTCTTTCGTGCTAGACACGGTGCTTTCCGTGCCGCTGACACGTGGGAGAAAATTGGATTTGCCCTCCATGTAACCCTGATGAGTGCCAACAAGGTAGCTAGACGTTTTGAAGCTGACCATGTGGTATTTGCCCTAGAAGGGCGGTCGTGGCGTAAAGATGCCTATAAACCCTACAAAAATAATCGCGCTGTGGCCCGTGCTGCTCTCACAGAAGAGCAGGCCGAAGAAGACAAGATGTTTTGGGAAACCTATGATAACTTAACTAAATACTTGAGTGAGAGGACCAACTGTAGCGTAATACGTTGTCCGACCGCAGAAGGCGACGATATCATAGCTCGCTGGATAGCACTACACCCCCAAGACGAACATGTAATAATTTCAAGTGATACGGACTTTGTTCAATTGCTTGCTCCTAACGTAACACAGTATAACGGTATTGCCGACGAATTACACACCCTAGAAGGAATCTTCGATGCTAAGGGCAAAGCAGTTATCGATAAAAAAACTAAAGAAGCTAAAACAATCCCTGACCCGCAATGGCTACTGTTCGAAAAGTGTATGCGCGGCGATTCGTCGGACAATGTGTTCTCGGCCTACCCGGGCGTCCGCACTAAGGGCACTAAGAACAAGGTTGGTCTCCAGGAGGCTTACGAAGACAAAGATCGCAAAGGCTACAACTGGAACAACATGATGCTACAGCGTTGGACTGATCCAGATGGTGTAGAACATCGTGTGCTGGATGATTACGAACGCAACAGGACCTTGATTGATTTAACAGCACAACCCGAAGACATCAAGGCCATAGTAGATGCCTGCATTAGAGAACAGATCAGTCACAAGGACATTGGACAGGTAGGTGTGCGTTTCATGCAGTTCTGTGGCAAGTATGAATTAAACAAGTGTAGTGAAAGTGCTGACTCGTTTGGTCGCTGGATGAATGAAACATATAAAGGTGTTCTCAATGGACAGTAAAGATTGGTTTTATGTAATTGGCATGCCATTATTACTGCTGTTGATTGTGCTGGCTTGTAGATCAATTTACAGGCCCTGGGAACATCAGGTAATTGTATATGATTGCAGTATTGCAGAGATAAGTCCCGACTATCCTGTGGCAGTAAAAGAAGCATGTAGAAAAAGGAGTCTTAAATGACCTTAGTAGCAAAACCCGTAATAGATAAACAGTTTTGGATTTTACAGAAAGACAATGAAAAGGTCGGCAACATTGAAGCCTGTGCCGGCGGTTATCAAGTCAAGATTAACAATCAAGTGGCGCAGTTCAAGACCATACGCATGGCAGCACGCACAGTCAACATTGAGTTCGAACCAGCAGTCAAGGTTACCCGAGTCAAGAAAAACTCAGATGAGGTGCATGGCTATCCGGTGGCCGGTCGTGTTCACAATCCCATGTGGGACGTGCCGCAACAGTTGCCAGTCTACACCAAGACCAACAAGAGCAAATCGTGGTTTGCGGCCGGCTGGTACAATGTCAAGAAGGGTCGCACCTGGCGCACTGTGTTGGCTCCCAAGTTGATTGTGCTACAACGCTATCCTTATCAAGGTCCTTTCATGACCGAGACCCAAGCTCATGACCATTCATCTAACTAAGTTTGTGGACCGTGTGGTCGGTAACCGAGCCCGAGGTGCCCGAGACTTTATCATGAGTCAAAAAGATGCTGAAGACCTGCATGCCGATGTAACTCGTCTATTGTTAGAGCTTGCCAGCCTACGAGAACAGGCCGTAACTGCTGTCCAAGATCAAACTATCACGGTCAAAATGGACGGTGGAACATTCTAAAACTGCTTATATTTCTAGATAAATAAAATATAGGAGTTTAATGATATGAGTCGTCCAAAACCCAGCGTATTAATCGAACACACCAACAAGACTACCTACAAGAGCGAGCAGGTTTTGGCTTCAGAGGGCGTGTGGGCAGTATTCTACGACAACAAACCTATCAATCTCAAAACTTCCAATATCTTGGTGCAGTATCCCGGCCCCAAGTATAAAAAGGTTTCATTCAGCAATCCAGGGCATGCCAAAAATCTAGCTCGCAAGTTAAACGCACAGTTTAAAACTGAAAAATTTTCAGTGGTATTACTCAAGGCCGGCGAGCGAATCTATCCCTGATGTGCGCAACAAACGTCAACTTACCGAAGAGCTGGTAGCTCTCTTACCCGAAGCACAACGTATCAGTGTGGATTCGGCCATACCATCCTGGTGGTACAATATTAGACGCACTGGCGGTATGAGATTGACCGAGCAAGGCTATCGAGTGTTTACTGAACAGCTGGATCTGGAACACTACTCGTATCCGGTTGAAGATCCCCTGTTGTTTACGCAACAAACTATTTTGAAGTTGGACCGCAAAATGCAAATGCCCTATTTTATTGAAAACAAAAAAGGCATACCCAAACGTATTGTGTTTTTTGGTAGTCGAGAAGCGGTCATGGTTGCACTCTACGGCAATCTAATTTGTTATCTCAACAGTGTATGATACTGATATATTCCGACCACGAACTGGTTGATTCGAACTGGCTTTCAAAATTAAAGTTACCAGCCGAATCGACCGTGACTCACAATCTGCACGATTACCTAAATCAACCAGCACAATGCAAATTGGCTTTTGTTGCACGCATTGAAAATTTCAACCACCGCAGTTGGCATGACAAAGACCACAACTTTGACGAACGAGTTCGGTCATTGAGTCTTGCCAGTAATTTGGTCTTTTGCATTGACAACGAAATGCACGATTATAATTTATGGAATCGGTGTCACTATGACAATGTGCATTGGTGCTTGCCGGGACTAGTTCACTGTTGGCCCGATGTTCGTTCCAACATGATATTCTGGGGCGACTGGTTTGAAACTACCGCGTCCATATACAAAAATTTACCAGATCAATTGGCACAGATACAACCGTATCAGCCCAAGCCCAAATATTTTGATGCGCTGTTAGGTGGGTTGAAACCCCACCGTGACTGGATAGCCAACAGGATTAAAGAAAGTCAATTACAAGATCAGATTACTCTCAGTTACGGAGGCAAATGGGTATCAGAAGGATTTTATGCACAAGATTATTGGATCTGGGAGGAAAATTGTCAACCATGCGGACCAGTAGTTGGTTCTGGCTGTTTAGTTGACTATTATGGACAACGATGTCTATTGGCTCAGGTCATACCAACGACTGTTTACAATAACTGTGCTTACAGCATAGTTGCTGAAACACACTTTGAAAACGATTTTAGTTTTTTCACTGAAAAAACCGCCAAATGCCTGATTGGGCGCCGACCGTTTGTGGCATTTTCAAGTCAACATTTTTTACAAGATCTTCAAGAAATAGGGTTTGAAACGTTTGGCAGTGTCATTGACGAAAGTTACGACTCAATTGAGTCATATGAATCTCGTTGGGCAAAGGCCTTTGAACAGGTAGCTTGGTTGTGTCAGCAACCGCAACAACAAATTATAGAAAAGCTACAGCCGGTGTTGGAGCACAATTTTGACGTGATCATGCAGACCAATTGGACCCAACGGGCGGTTGCTCAAATACAGGCTCAAATTGACGCTATACTACATTGACAACTATCGGTTTTTATGCTATACTAGGATTTAGGGCCTATAGCTCAGTTGGTTAGAGCAGAGGACTCATAATCCTTTGGTCCCAGGTTCAAGTCCTGGTGGGCCCACCATAAATAACAAGCAGAACACAACGATCTCTTGCCAAGAGATAAGTAATACAACAAGCTGGAAAGGAATACCTTTTCAGTTAACCACTGAAAAAGGAAATTAAAATGGCAAAATTAGCAAATACACAATTCATAGCAAATACTCAAACAGTAATCACTTGGGGCAGAGCTTTGACTGATGCAGAAACAACAACACTAACAAATGCAAAAATTGCATTGATTAACGGTGGCGCAATGTGTGGTGGTGGTATCCAGTTAGAAACCAACATTGAGACTGTCAGCTGGTCGACCACAGATGCTGCCAACTCATATGTGGCAACTTGCAACACCCTTAGCCCAGCACCACAATCGGCTACTGTTACCGCACTTTAATCAAAGAATTGTTGTAATCCCTCCGTAAGGAAGGCACTGTGGACCCGGGTTCGATCCCCGGCATCTCCACCGAAGTGTATTGTAGTATGGCAAGCTGGACCCTAGGTTAATACCTCCAGTCAGTATACTTCGGTGGGGATGACAAGGTTTCGACATGGTGAGCTACTGAAAGAGGCAACACGGGAATGTGAAACCCGTTAGGACTGGGGATACTCGGTCGTAGAAACAAAAACGTAAAAGCAAACGACGAACAGTTCGCATTGGCCGCTTAGGCTGCCTAGGGTAGGAAATACCTCGTAACAGAAACAACCCAGGACCCGCTTCGGCGGGTTTCTTTTTGACCAAAATGGTTGACACAGTATAAATACCTGTGTATAATACTTACTATGATGAACTATAACAAACACTTTTCTTTAGCAAACATCCAAGTGATTGGATCAGTCAATCTATGGCTGAGCTGTGAAGATGACATCAGGGGTTCTGAATAAGATAAGTGAAATATTTTTATTCAAGAACCCCGGAATTAAAACTCCGGGGTTTTTATTTTTAAAAGGAGAACATATGATAGATTATACAAAATTAAATGATCGTATTGTGCGCCAGGCTCACGAGGCCAGCCAGTTCATCCTGACCGAACAGTTGAAGACTCAGTTCTTCCAGGACAAAATCCGTCGGGCAGCTGAAATGTTGGCAGCACGCAATATCGATACCACCTATCATCAGATTGAAGATTAAAGAAAGGAGGGCACTATGCCCGGCGTATTTTTGGTAAGTGACACGCATTTTGGCCACGCAGGTGTATGTCGCTTTATGCGTAACGATGGTGTTACAAAACTTCGTCCATGGGATAACTCAGCCGAAATGGATGAGTTTATGGTCCAGGCCTGGAATGAACGTGTGCGTCCCAACGATAAAGTGTATCACTTGGGTGATGTGGTTATCAACCGTAGAGCACTCAAAACCATGGCCAGATTAAATGGTGACAAGGTCTTGATTCGCGGTAATCACGATATCTTTCCAGATGAGGAATATCGCAAATATTTCAGAGAATTACGTGCCTACCATGTGATGAATGGCATGATCCTGAGTCACATACCTATCCACAGCGAAAGCCTGGGTAGATTTGGTGTCAACATACACGGGCATACCCACGCCAATCGTGTAATGAGACCGTTGGCCACAAGCGGACGGTCCGATGTTGTTGATGTCAGATACCACTGTGTCTGCGTTGAGCAGACAGATTTTGCTCCAATCCTGTTTGAAGACGTGATCAAGCGGATTGAAGCAGAAGGTGGTGTGGTAGGTTTTAGGAACGGTAACGGTCCTGCACAGTAAGTTCCAAGGCGGTCCTGTAACCATATACCGCCTCCGCTGACGCGAAAACAGGATGGGCTGCGCTCACGGGGTTTGATAGTTTCCTGACACACAAATAACTATCACTAACATGCGGGATTAGTTTAATGGTAAAACAGCAGATTTCCAATCTTCGGTCAAGAGTTCGATTCTCTTATCCCGCTCCAAGTATTCCGGGCAAGTGTTACGGTAGCACAGCAGACTCCAAACCTGCTGGACGGGGTTCGATTCCCTGGCCCGGAGCCATGTTTGACAAACAGTAGAAACAAGTGTATAATAGTATTACTCATTGTGAAGATTGTGTGCGAAAGATTAAGCAATCCTAACTGTTGAGGAAGATAACCACCCTTGAGGTGTCCGTCCATGATCTGGAGATGACTGCTGGCTGAGTGCAGTCTGAAAGGTGTAATCGAGGGTAGGCGGTGGTAGAGTTCGAAAGAATGGCCTTAAACGCTTAATCTACGACACGCCTATTAAACATGTGACAGTGGTCTTCACAATGAGTAATATGCAACGGTGGCAGAGTGGCCCAATGCGCAGGACTGCAAATCCTGAAAGCCGTAGGTTCAAATCCTACCCGTTGCTCCAGTTTTACGGAGAGCTGGCCGAGTGGTCGAAGGCACCTCCCTGCTAAGGAGGCATACGGGCTTAAACCTGTATCGAGGGTTCGAATCCCTCGTTCTCCGCCAGGTATTATTAAAAGTAAAGTTGAATTTATCATGTCATTGATTACATTAGGTTGTAGTATAACTAGCTTGTCTGGGTGGAAGGAAAAGATTGCCAGCACCTTGGCAGTTCCCTTGATCAATTTATCACAAAGCGCCGGCTCTAATACCCTGCAGATACAACGCCTACACGAATACATAATTAACAATTCGTTAGTTGACCAAGACATAATTATTTGGCAAATAACAGCACCGCGTTTTTCACAAAGATTGGTGGCCACAGTAGAAAATGCAATGCTAGCAGCCGAGATTCAAAAAACACAATTTGGTGGATCCGAAGTAATGGTGCATTATTCATCCAAGTCAATTAATTTTTTTGATGATCAACGTAGAATAGATATACTATGCAATAGTCCCTTGATAAATGATCATGTTCGACGTGATTTCAATGATGCTGATGAATTGGAATCGGTTCTGGCCACACTGATTCTGTTGAAAAAGTTTCACCCACGACTATTGGTTTTTTTGGGCTGGCACGATGTCATTAATCGTGATTTCAAAGAAAAGTTTTTTGCACAATTAACAAAAAATCAAATTGATTTTGTAGCGGATCCATTGGTTGACTGGGTCAAAAGGAATAATTTACCATTTGACGATAGTCTTCATCCAAAACAAGAATCGCATGAAAGCTATGCGTTGAATGTTTTACTACCCCAGCTTGATCGGTTAGGGTGGATAGATCGGGCTCCCATCGTCTAGAGGCCTAGGACACGTCCCTTTCACGGACGGTACGCCGGTTCGAATCCGGCTGGGAGCGCCAGCAGTATGCGGGATTAGTTTAGGGGCAAAACTAAAGATTTCCAATCTTTCGTCATCGGTTCGATTCCGATATCCCGCTCCAATTTTACCAAATAGTGTCAACTTGGTTTGGGTCACAGGCGTTGTATTAGTATGACATCATTAATGCTACAAGTCAAAGAGTTGATGAGCAGAAATTTGGACGCCGTTGAAATTGCTCATAGATTGCATGCCAATATTGATCAGGTTAACCAGGCCATTGAACTGCTAAAACAAATAGTTTGACTTTGTGTATTTTCTCATGTATAATAGCATTTTACAGGAGAAATCATGAAATCAAGAATTGACAGTCGTGGACCCGTTATTGATACTGAAAAATGTGTGCGTGAAGCCGGGGGCGGTCGTTACGACCTGGTCTTGATTGGTGCACAACGACTACGTGAACTCAAGCGCAAGCATCGCGACACTCCTACTCGTTATGTGACCTGTGTAGATGCCCTAATTGACGTGCAGGCCGGACTAGTTGGTCTTGAAGACTACTTGGCCAAAGTAAACTAAGGAGAACTATCATGGCAAAACCACAACAAACAGCAAGTGAACTCAGCAGAACTTTAGCTGGTCAAATGACCAAGAGCGAAAAGCGCGAACGTGCCAGTCGCAGTATCATGGCGGCCAAGCGGTCAGCTCATGAAAAGGTCAAGGCCTTCCGTCAAAGCCAAATCTTGAACAAATAAAGGAACTGGGTATGTCGCAACGAGATACACTTGATCGAGCATATGGCAATGCTCCCAAGGACATACCCAATGCATTTGGTTTCTTTGACTGGGTTCCAGATGGTAGGACCATTCGCTATGTTTGGATTCGTTGGATTGTAAGAAAGTTTTTTAGATGATCCTGGCGCAATAAGTATTTGCACAAGGAGAATCACATGGCACAAAAAAGTCGTAAATCAGATCCAATGCGTACCAAGAACGGTAAAGAACGCCTGGGTCCATTGAATGTAGCACAGTTGGAAAAGTTGTTGACCAGTGCTCGCAAAAAAAATCAAGCAAAAATTCAACGTCGTATTTCAGTATTAAAAAGTCGCCCAGGCTACCGAGAACCAGTGGTCGAAACTCCAGCCGAAACAGTATAATATACAGCCCCTTTAGTTAAATGGTATAACGCTAGATTTGTAATCTTGAATTGTTAGTTCGATTCTATCAAGGGGCACCAGAAAAAGGAATAATATGTCAAAATTATCAGACACAATTAAACGAGCATTAGAAAAGAAACAGGGCATTCATCATCCCGAAGCTGATGATGCACCTGCTGTAGATAAAAAGGCCAAAAAGCCTGCCACTCCTGCCATAGGCAAAAAACCGCCTACAAGAAGTGCTGGCCGAGGTCGATAGACATAAATAAAGTAGTAAGCAACGCCGGGTTCTTCCGGCGTCGGGTTTCCAAAAGAAACAGACGCTTGACATAGTGATGTCTTTACTGCACTGTTAGTGCAGAACGCCAAAAATAGACGCTTGACATTGAGATGTCTTTACTGTAGAATATACTACAGAACGCCTACCGTAAGTAGAGTTCTTCTACAAGCATTAAAATTAACCAAAGGAAAATTTGAGCATGAAAAAAATCTTGTTGGCCATTGCCTTGGCCGCTTTTGCTGTGACCTCTCAGGCACAGAGCAATGTCAGTGTATACGGCATCTTGGATGTTGGCTACATGGGCACCAACTATACCGGTACTGGAACTACTCCTGCCAATAAGCAAACTACCAGTGCCATTGGTCAAAGTGCAGAACAAACCAGTCGTTTGGGTTTCAAAGGCAGTGAAGATCTAGGTGGTGGCACAGCCGCTGTCTTTACTATCGAAACCGGTATTACTCCCAATTCGTCAACGGCGTCGACCTTTAACAATCGTCAGACCTTTGTGGGTATTCGTCAACACGGTGTTGGCACATTCACAGTTGGTACACAATACACTCCAATCTTTACCGCAGTAGGAATGACCGACGCTGGTCAACAAAACAACATGATTGGCGATGTAATCTACACTGCCAACTTGCAAAGCACAGGCAGCAACTCTGGAGCCGCTCCATATGCTGCTACCAGCTCGAGCAGTGGCACAGTTGATTCGTTAACAATTCGCACAACCAACACAGCCATGTTCACCAGCGAGACTTATCATGGTCTAAGCGGTGTTGTAATGGCCACCCAGAACAATCAAAATTCTACACAAACTGCCGCTACCACTGGTGGCAATACCAACTACAGCGGCTACGGCGTCGGTCTTAACTACAGCTTGAACCGGTTGTATGTAACCGGTGTATTCCAAGCCTTGAAGAGCGAAGTGCCTGGCACACTTACCAGCCCAGCACCTGCGGTATGGAGTTCAGCATCAGGCGGCACCAACACACAGGACAATCAGACCTATCTAGGTGCAAGCTATGACTTTGGCGTCTTGAAAGCCTATGCACAGTGGATCAACCGCAAGGTAACTGACACCATTGATGCCAGCTATTATGCACAGCGTTCTGCACAGCAGGTAGGTGTTCGTGGTTTTTGGACTCCAACTATTGAATCCTGGGCCAGCGTGGGCAATGGTCGTGTGAGAACCTATGGTCAAGGACAACCAACTGCCAACTTTGTAGGCTATCAGTTGGGTACCAACTATTGGCTCAGCAAGCGCACAAATTTATATGCTATCTATGGTCAAACTCAAACCAACTCGACCAGCACAATCGCAGCTACCGCAGCCAGTAACTATGCAGTGGGTATTCGTCATACATTCTGATACCATGTGGCCCTACTACAAACTATTGCCTGACTTGCCTCGGCCTCCTCAGAAGTTTTTTGATGAGGCCCGGTTGGATTATGATCAATTTCCTACAGAAACTCCGTTGCACGAAGTCAGATTGAGACAGAGCACGCGAAATGGTGAAAATTTTCTAGCCAGCAAGTCTGTGCGTATTCCACTCAGCGATGAATTCAATGAGTGGATACGCAACAATATTGCTCAGGAGTTTACTGACACTGGTGTCAACTATCGTTATTGCAACAGTGACACTGGCGGCATACACACTGATACCACCAGAGAATTTGCATTGTCATACAATGTGACCACAGGTGGTCCCAACTGTCGTGTGGTATATTGGCAAGAAAATCAGCAACCACTGGAGCGCGACCGCGGCGTCCAACACTTGAATTTTGATACTGTTCGCCCGGTATTTGAATTGCCCAGTGGTCCTGCAGATGTGTGGTTCCTACATAATACTACCATGTTGCATAGTGTTGAAGGAATTTCAGAGCCACGTATACAATTTACAGTGGGCTTTCTTCGAAATCAAATTGAATCCAAATGGTTAACATAATGAAAAAAATATTACTACTTTTATTACTCATACCAACGCTGTGTTTTGCCTGGCAACCAGAAAAATCAATAGTTGCCATTATAGGTTATGCACCCGGATCGACCAATGAATTGGTTTTTAGACAAGTAGCAGATATTGTCACACAAAATAATCCCGGGGTCAATTTTGTGATAGAAACACGACCCGGGGCAGCGGGTGTCATAGCCAATAATCACATGGCATCACAACCGGCCGACGGCTATACCATCACAGTTCCGTCAACGACCACCGCAGCAGTGGCCAATGACATATGGCAACGTGATGTTATAAAATACAACTGGCAAAAAATGCCTACACCGGTCATATTTGGTGAGTCACCTTTGGTGGTGGTGGCACAGATGTCCAGCCCGTTGTCTAGCATCAAAGAGCTCAAACAGTTGTTGAAAAATCCCCAAAGAAATATCAATATAGCCACTTCGGGCGGTACACAAAGTTTGGTATACAATCAACTGATGCACATATCACAAGGTGATACCAAACACGTGGCCGAAATACTATACGGCAACTCGTCGGCGGTGGCTCTTTCGGTCGCAGCAAATCAAACTGATTTTGGGATTGCATTAGAAATGGCAGTTGACCCTTTGATCAAAGGAGGACGGGTAAAAATTCTATCTGATTCCGAACTCAACATGACCAATGGCTACATGATCATGATGCCCGAAGGCACACCTGTTGCTGTGGTCGAGTGGTACGAAAGAGAATTTGGTCGTGCTATCAACAATCCTGATTTTCAACGCTGGGCCAAAGACAATCACATCACTGTTTATCCATCACTGGCGACCGACAAAGCTGTCAAGTCGTATCTTAAAGCATTAAAAACCAAAATAAAGGTACCACAATAATGTTATATCAAATACTGGATCTTCCCAAGTTGCCCGACGACTTAAAAAAACAAGCAATGAGTTTCGTTGAATCTACATCCGACGCCATAAACGAATATGTCCTTGGCAACACGCATGGTCGAACTCTTTACAAAGACAACAAAGAACACGGAAGCAGCACGGGCTTGCCACGCAAGGCAATTTCAAAAGATTTTGAACAGTGGGTATACAACAATATCACCACCCTGTTTCATGATGTTGGCATTTGCATCAGCACACCCGGCTTTGATCATTCAGGTCCGCACCGAGATCAGAGTAGAAATTTCAGTTTGTTATATGTGTTGCAACAGGGTAGCGAAAATGCTACCACAACATTTTGGAAGCCAAAACCCGGAGTGCCAATTCTCAATCATTACAGCAACTACGACGAGCTAGAATTTCTAGATCAAATCAATATACCATTGGAAACCTGGTGTATACTTGACGGTAAGACCGTTCACAGTGTTGAAAACATACAGGAAGGCCGTGTGACTGTGCAAGTAAGCCTTAACGAGAATCCATGGAATGCTACAAGAATACATCAATCACAGTGACCCTGCTCGCATAGGACATACCTATTGGCAGGTGGGCGATTTTAAAACCATCAGCAAGGTGGCGGCCCTAGAGCGTGCCGGTGGTGATATTCGAAAAGTCAGATTCCATTGGATGGATGAGGTCTGGGATCAACAAAACTGGACCAAAGAACCTGAGGCCAGTTGGGCCGACTTGCTACGCATGCGAGTATGGCAACTGAGAAATCAATACGAGCATGTGGCCTTGTTTTATTCGGGTGGATGGGATAGTCATACTGTGTTGATGGCCTTTATTGACAACGGTGTGCCGTTGGATGAAATTGTTGTTTGGGACCGTCGCAGTCATGTGGACGACCGTGAAGTGGAAGATGCTTGCGAAACTGCACTACAGTTGATCAGAGAACACAATCTCAATACCAAGCTGAGTGTTTATACCATTGACTGGGATTATCATGCCAAGGTCTACGAAACAGTAGGTCAAGATTACATCTACCTGCCAGGATGCCAACTGTGCTTCAATCAGACCACTCGAGTGGTCATGCACGAAGTCAATCCTGGACTGGTCAAAATTCGCAAGAAAAACAGTCAAAAGTCTACCTGCTATATTGAAGCGCACGATAAACCTCGTGTTAATCTTTGGGAAGGCAAGTGGTATCAATTCTACATGGATTCAGCCATGTATCCGTATCTGGGCAAGGGTTCGTCTACGGAGATGTTTTATTTCACTCCAGACCTGCCCGAACTGCATGTGAAACAAACACACCTGTCCATGCGATATTTTGAGCACTTGTTGAATACCCGTCCTGGTGCTACTGGAGATCTAATTCATCGAGTGCAAAATTTTGATGAACCAGCTCTGTATGCTCAATGGAATCAATATATTGGTCGTGTGTGCAGTGACAATCACAGTGCTCGCCATGGTCTTATGAAAAAAGATATCTTAAGAACTCCGCGGGTCAAAGACATGTTGAAAATACTGGGTCATACCGAACAACACATGCAAAATATCTATGCCATTTACGAAGGTGGCCTGGAGCGAATACGTGACATGAGTCACGGCAAAATTGACATATTCAACGACAGCATGCCCGGCATCATGACCAAACAGTATTACATGAAGGACTTTCAAAAGACTCTTCAGCCTGCCATATCGGGCCGTTTGATAATATAATAGGATAAACCAATATGTGGCCTTACTACACTTTTCCTGATCTGCCTGCAGTTCCAGATCATTTCGTGCAAGAAAGTTTAGAATACAATGATAGACCGGTGGAAACCCTAAATCCCAACGTGCAGGTCGGACATGGTCGAAACCTGTATCGCGATGGTCAGCCATACGGACTCAGTACCACATCTCACATGAAGCCCATTTCCAACGAGTTTGAAGCTTGGATCAAAACCAACATAACCGCAAACTATTTAAAGGTAGGAGTCAGTTCAACTGTGGCAGGATTTGAACGACATGGTCCACATGTGGATCGCACGAGAGAATACAGCCTGATCTACCAATTGCGGTCAGGCGGCGCCAATTCTAAAACCTGTTTCTGGCGTCCTTTAATTGATCTACCGCCCGACACCTACTATTTCAACAACTACGATGATTTTGAACTTGAGTTAGAAGTTCAAACAGATCTGCATCAATGGTATCTGATAGATACCAAAATGGTTCACAGCGTGGAAAATATTCTAGAAGGTAGAACATCAATACAAATAAGTTTATCACCTGACCAAATCCTGCCCGAGTGGGTTAAAAACAACGTTTAACGCCAGGTTGACACAAAAAGGCCATTAATAGTATAATAGTCCTATAGTAGTTAATTTTAATCGTAACTTTAAGGACACAGCCCTATGTCAGAAACAAGAACAGTCACTTCGGTGCAGGCACGCAAGAGCCTTCTCAAAGCATTCAAACGTCAACGCCCGGTATTCCTTTGGGGTCCTCCCGGTATTGGTAAGAGTGAATTGGTAGCCGACATCACTGAGGAACTAGGTGGCTACATGATCGACCTTCGCCTGGGTCAAATGGAGCCCACAGACATTCGCGGTATTCCGTTTTACAATAAAGATTCAGGCAAGATGGACTGGGCCGAACCAGTAGATCTTCCTAGTGAAGAATTGGCCAAGGACTACCCTGTGGTGGTCCTATTCCTGGACGAAATGAATAGCGCGGCGCCATCGGTACAAGCGGCTGCTTATCAGTTAATTCTGAATCGCCGTGTGGGCAAGTATCACCTGCCTAAAAATGTGGTGTTAGTGGCCGCAGGCAATCGTGAAAGTGACAAAGGTGTTACATATCGTATGCCTACTCCACTTGCCAATCGTTTCATACACCAAGAAATGAAATGCGACTTCAGCTCTTGGCAAGAGTGGGCTGTAAATCACAACATCCACAAGGACGTGGTTGGTTACTTGAGTTTTGCCAAGCAGGATCTTTATGACTTTGATGCCAAAAGTGCCAGCCGTGCTTTTGCTACTCCACGTTCATGGACATTCGTAAGTGAGTTGTTGGAGGATGAAGACGGTGACGATGATACCATCATGAACTTGGTAGCTGGCACAGTGGGCGAAGGACTTGCTGTGAAATTCATGGCACATCGTAAGGTTGCTGGTCGTATGCCCCGTCCCGAAGACATCTTGAGTGGCAAGGAAAAAGAGCTGGAAGTCAAAGAAGTGTCAGCCATGTATTCGTTAGTGATTAGCATGTGTTACGAGCTCAAAGGCGCTATCGAGAAGAAAGTGGCTGACAAAGAGTTCCATGCCATGGCTGATAACTTCTTTGCTTACATGATGAAGAACTTTGAAACTGAGCTGGTAGTGATGGGTGCCCGTATTGCACTGACCACATACAACTTACCGTTTCAACCAACCAAGTTGAAAAACTTTGATGAGTTCCATAATCGTTACGGCAAGTATATTCTACAGGCAAGCAACTAAGGTCTAACAGGAGGACGGTGTGGATTTTACACAGGGCTGTGCTTGCACCGCCCTCCTACCTTTTTAGTTATGAAATACACAGTAGAAGATACCATGCCTAATCAGCATTTTAAATACATAATTGATGTTCCTGCCATGTTGGACTTTCACTCCACTCGTAAATGGTTAAGTGATACATATGGATACACCGAAGATTTAAAAAAAGATCAGCCTGACCAAAATGTGCATTGGGCCTTTACAGTCAACTGGCGCGATCATAAGATATATCTTAAAGGTGATGAAGAGCTGTCGTGGTTCAGAATAAAGTGGGGTAATACAGGTGATTGATCTAAAACAAAACAAAGCGTTCTGTATCATGCCGTTTGTGCATGTTCATGTAAGCGAACGCAATGATGTAAAATTATGCTGTTTGGCGCAGGACTCGGTAAAAATCAAAAAGTATTCAGATGATTTTGATTTTGCCACTGATCCAGAATATCAAGCAATACGTGCCAAGCTGTTGGCCGGGGAACGTGTTCCACACTGCACCGCCTGTTACGATTATGAAGATGGCGGTGCCGACAGCAGTCGGTTACGCGACTCAGCTGAATGGATCAAGAAGTTAGATTTGAAGTCCTTGGAAGATGTCACACCCAATCTGGTTTCTTATGATATACGCAATGATAACCTGTGCAATCTCAGCTGTAGAATGTGTAATCCACAGTTCAGCAGTCAACTGTCAAAAGAATACAAGACACTAGGTTGGTTTTGGGATCACGAAAGCGAACCCCGTAGTTTTAACTTTAACACAGTAGTTGACATGGCCACTGTGCAGAAAATCTATGTAGCCGGCGGCGAACCCAGCTTGATGCCAGCTTTTCGAGAATTTTTACGGCGTGCCATTGAAGCCGGACGCACTGACATTGAGATCTTGATGAGCACCAACATGACCAACTTGAATTCGGAGTATAGAGATCTGCTCAAGCCGTTTGACAAGGTGGTTATAGTGTGCAGTATCGACGGATACGACCAAGTAAATCGTTACATACGCTGGCCAGCCGACTGGTCTACCTTGGTAGAAAACATCAAAGAAATGCACAAGATTACTACCAATATAGCATTTAATGTAACCGTTGGAATTTGGAATATTGCACGCCTTAGTGAGCTGATTCGTTTCTTTGATGACAATTTTGAAAAGCCCATGATCCTCCTAAACAAGATCATGTATCCTCCGCATCAGATGTTGAATGCGTTTCCTGACAAAAAGGTGGCACTAGCCGATCTGGATCGCGTGAAACTGACCCGCAGCTACAGGACTGATCGATCATTCAAAAACAAAGTAGACTACTACATTCAGGAAGTAAAGAAATCTGAATTAGACGTAGAGTCTTTGAAACGGTTTTTTGAATACAACGATGCCTTGGATAAGTCAAGAGGGGTCAAGTTGGCTGACTATATTCCAGAGCTGGAATCTGCGAGGCGCTTTTGCAAATAGCCAGCATTATGCCGCCAGATGTCAGGCCTTATCAAGGTTGGCAACCCTGTATCGACTGGTGCAGTCAGCACTGTTCCGGACCTTGGCTGTTTATTAGCGAAGGTGTGTTTGAGTTTGAGTTGGATGCAGATTATGTCATGTTTATGTTGAGGTGGTCATGATTAGAGTCAATGTGTTGGATGATGCTTTTAATACAGCATACTGGAATGCCAAACGCACCTTGCCGGTTGAACACCTAGAATTGCCAAGACAGTATGGTCAACGCTGGCGCGAAGCGTTTCGATGTAGGGTGGATGTTAAGAGTCCGCCTGGCTCGTATTACTATATTTTTGATAATGATGCGGACTACACCTGGTTCATGTTGAAGTGGGGATGAATGGCTACCGAACGTAATCCTGAATTGACTGTTCCAGTCCGAACCTACAGTCACTATGCCGAATGTGAGCCTTGGTGCTTGGCCAACATAGGTGAATGGAACGCGGCCTGGTGGAGAGATTTTCCCGACATGGCCATGAGTGTGGCTTTGGGGCAAGTGCCACAGCCCGAAACCTATTGGTTTACCTGTGAGCAGGATGCACTTATGTTCCAGTTGAGGTGGGCATGAAAACACAGCATGATTATTGGAAAGAAGCTCATGATCAGGTCATGCAGGAGATGGCTATGGTAAGTAATGGTATGCCTATACCCGGAATGGATCGCCAGCAGGCTCGCTGGGAAAAACACTTTATTATTTGGCCCAAGATCATCAACGGTCGTTGGTATTGCCGTGACTGGGTCTGGCGTCGATGGGTGATCAGCCCTGGCGGTGGCCGTTGGCAGTATGGCGACGACTTTGATCGATTGAGGAACCAATGAGACAGTTCATGGCTTGGCCTCCCCCAGATTGGACCCAGTGTATAGTCACTTGGGACGAAATTATGAGCTCGCATCAGTTTCGACCACAGGCTCTATACGACTGGTGTGATCGGTATCCCAGTGAGTCGTGCTATCACGTGCATGGATGGGAAAATACCGAAGGATTTGCATTTCGTTTTGAAGACCCCAAAGATGCTGTTGTTTTTAAACTGACTTGGCCCGCACTATGAACTACTACTACGAACTGGACGAAAGAACCGAAAAAGCCTTTAACGAGAACTGGAAATACTGGTGCTTGTTTAACTGCTCACCTGCCGACAACGGACACATGCCGTTTCATATACATGATGAATTTTTAGCACACTCCAAGCGTGCCTGGTTAGAAAATGCCAACGGTGTATATCAAGTTCATCCGGCCTGGCACGGACATAGACCGGTAGATCCACATGAGTTTACGTTAATTAAATTAAAGAGCAAGACCATCCGGTATGAAAGATGAATACTATCAAGACTCTGCAGCACGTCTGGATACCATCATAGGTGGTGATACTCGTCACTTCCTACGCATCCAACGAGCCAGAAACGAATACAATGAACTTTATCCCGAAAGTCTAGGAGCCGCTCACAACCGCAACTTCTTTGCCTGGGTGCTGGACCAATATGGTATCCAGTTGGAATTTGATGGCGAAAATGTGTGCCTAGACTATACCATACAGGATGAAAAAAAGTATACCATGTTTGTATTAAAATTTGATAGATGATCAATTGGGGTTGGCTAATCGCTCGCTTGATTAGTGCCATTGGTTCATGGCTAGATGCCAGCAACTTGCGAAATCGTGTGTATCAGCTACAAGAACAAAATGAAATCATGCGCACCGCCCTGGACGATGTTCGTCGCATGGATCCCGAAGGACATATCGGTTGGTATGCCAAACAAACCTTAGATATCATAGACGGTAGAGAATGAAAGTTACAGTTAAACAAAACTTGATCATATTCCATAAACCATACGAGTGGTACGAGTTGGCCAACCGGTTAAGAGACGAATATGGTCAAAGCATCATGCTGATCTCGGCTCGTTGCAGGCGAGAACTGGGGTTTACAGTTCGACATCATAAAGGTCTGGTCGAACACAGTAAAGATACTTGGGAAGTAATGAAAAGTGAAGGATATCACAATCGTTACCATTACGAAGAACAGGTGCACTTGGACTTTTATAACCCAGCACAGCAGAGCTGGTTTGTGCTAAAATACCTAAATAACTAGCGGTTGACCAATAATGGCATTTCTCGTATAATAGTAGTATAGTTAATAATAAGGACCCGTATGAGCACAGCCACTACTACAGCCAATAAAAAAGAGTCAGACAAGTTCAAGGACTTGCTGGGTCCTACAGATCCCAAATTGGATCGTGAAATCCGTGAAAAATTAATCACAGCCCGTGTGGGTTTGCTACTTCGCGCCAGCTTCTTTGGCAACTTGGCCACACGTTTAAAATTGGTCAATGCCGATGGATGGTGTCCTACTGCCGCCACCGACGGACGTAATTTTTACTACAATAGCCGTTTCGTAGACATGCTCAAGCCCAAAGAAGTTGAGTTCTTGTTTGGACATGAGGTCCTGCATTGTGTGTATGATCACTTTGGACGTCGTGGTGATCGTGACCCACAGTTATTCAATATTGCCAATGACTACTGTGTCAACGGTGACTTGAAGAAACATCGTGTGGGTGAGTTTATTACTAGTGTTCCTTGCCTGTATGACGCCAAGTATGAAGGCATGAGTTCTGAGGAGATCTACGACATCCTGTATGAAAATGCAGAAAAGATCGACATTGGTCAGTTGATTGACAAGATGCTAGACGAACACTTGGATGGCGAAGGCTCTGGTTCCGGATCTGGCGACGAAGAGGATGAAAGCGGCAAAAATGGCAAGGGTCGTCCCAAGTTGAGTCCTGAAGAAAAACAAAAGATCCGCGATGAAATCAAAGAAGCTGTCTTAGCGGCCGCGGCAGCCAGTGATGGTGCTGGCAACTTGCCCGCAGGTGTCAAACGCATCATCGAAGACATGACGGCACCTAAAATGAACTGGCGTGAACTTCTGCGTATGCAGTTGGAGTCAACTATGAAAAGTGACTATACCTGGATGCGTAACAGCCGACGTGGCTGGCACATGGATGCCATCATGCCCGGTATGAAGTTGGATCCCATGATTGATATTGCTGTCAGTATTGATGCTTCAGGTTCAATTGGCGAACGCATGCTCAAGGACTTCCTGGGTGAAGTAACTGGCATCATGGAACAGTTTCCAGCTTATCGTATCCATGTCCTGACATTTGATACTGCTGTATATAATCCCAAGCAATACGACAGCGAGAATCTTGAAGATATCAAAGACTACGAAATAAGCGGTGGTGGTGGCACTGACTTTGATTGTGTGTTTGAATATTTCAAAGAAAACGAAATCGAACCCAAACGTCACATCATGTTTACCGACGGTTATCCTGGCGGTTCATGGGGTGATGAAAACTACTGTGATACTGTGTTTATCATGCATGGTACCACAACTATTGTTCCACCATTTGGACAATATGCTTACTACGAAGAAGAGAAGGTGCATTAATGAAGCATGTAACAACGCAGGATCGTGTGGTCGTTCAACCCGACCAAAAAGATAATCAAACTGTATCTGGTTTGATTATTCCAGATTTGGAAGAGGCCACAACCACAACAGGTCGCGTGGTAGCAGTTGGCCCAGGTCGTGAGACCAAAAAGCATGTGGTAGTACCAGTAGCAGTGGTGCCGGGTGACCGAGTCATGTTCACTACCGGTGTAGGTGTTGCTATCAAAACTGATGGCGTGGATTATGTTATACTCAAAGAAGACGAAATTTTAGGAGTAGTCACAGATGAATAAAATCAAACAGTTTTTCTATCGTTACAGGACCGAAATCAATTGGTTCCTGATGGGCTGGTTAACCTTGGCCGGTTTTCATTCTCTAGCTCAGGGTGATTATGTTGGCACTGCATTTAGTTGGGGCCTGGCATATCTTAACTTTAAATTGATCTAACGCAGGTCAGTTTTGCCAAAACACCTCCTTTTGGGGGTGTTTTTATTTTTGCCGCCTGATTATCACTGTTAAATATCTACATGGAAAATACTACACAACCACAATCGATTACTATCTCAGATCTTGATCAGATCAAACAAATTATTGATGTAGCTACTCAACGTGGCGCATTCCGTGCAGAGGAATTAAGTCATGTGGGTGCTGTCTACGATCGCTTAGTTGCATTTTTGGCAGCAATAGTAGCCCAAGCTCAAGCGCAAGAATCAGACACATCGTCAACAGATGCGGGTGCACCTGCTGACACAACCGATACACCAGCGCCAGCTGATCAATCTCAAGGAGAATAACATGGCATTTATCAAACACGTAGGCAAGCATGGAGACCGTAAGGTCTTGGTACTGTTCCGACAGGTACCAGGAGAGGATCACATGTGTTTGTGCATCTATCCTGAAACTATTCAAGTAGTATGGCAAGATGCTATTCAAAAGGTTGTAGAAAGTGATGTAGGTCAACAGGCCGAGCAGTTGGCCGATGCCTTGCATCGTAGCTATTTGCCAGATGGTCGTCCTATTCTTGAAACCTTGCACCAAGAGCGCATGATCAAGAAACTCCGGACCGGCGATATCATCATGACTCCTAATCAAGCCAGTAGTATTCGCTTGGACGAGCTCAACAAGATGCTCAACGAAATGAAACAGGGCGACGATGCTATCAAGCGCATGGCCGAGAATGATGCCAGCCGTGGCATGGTTGCTCCTGAAGTCAAACGTGCTGCCGAAGCCAAATACAAAGCTGAACAGGCCAACAAGGCCAATCCAGACTATGTGGCACCTCCTGTGCTTAAAGCACCAGCCGAAGGCGCACTCAGCGATCGCGACATTGCAGCCAACATGTTGGCCCAGGCCAAGGCCATGGAAGTCAATGCCAAAAACATGATTGCCGAAGCTGCCCGTATGAAAAAAGAAGCCGAGAAAATGGATCCAACCGTTGCTCCTCGCACAGTAGCTTCAGTTACCGAATCCACACCGGCACCAGCCAAGCGTGGTCGTAAACCCAAGACTGTGTCCGATGCAACATTCGGATGATTTTATAAGCCAGTGGGAAAACATCCTAGCCGACGTAAACAAAACTGATGTTCCGTTAGAGTGCATCAAAAAGGTTGTTATCAAACTGGCTGGCGGGCGCCAAAAGACCATCAACGTGCATACTCTGCTGAAGCAAGGCCTAGAACTTGAAGAAGTAGAAAGCATGCTCACACGCTACTTTACAGAAAACGATAGTCAAATTCGTGATGTGGATTTTGTGGTTGATGTGACTGCTGTGGCCAATCTGGTTCAACCTGAAACTGATAAGCTACTCGGCAAGCTCTAAATCCGTTGCATCAGGTTGATAATCGTGTTATAATACTTGTATGATATTCAACCACGTTCGTAAACTCAAAGAAGAAGGCAAGAAGATCGGCATCACATTTTCAACATTTGATATGTTGCATGCCGGTCACATTGCCATGTTGGCCGAAGCCAAGAACCATTGCGATTACCTGATCGCCGGCCTGCAAACAGATCCCACCATAGATAGACCTGATACCAAGAACCGACCAGTTCAAAGCATTGTAGAGCGTCAGATACAGTTGGCTGCTTGTCGTTATGTAGACGAAGTGGTGGTGTATCAAACCGAACAGGACTTGATTGACCTGTTGTTGATCTTGCCCATTGATGTGCGTGTGCTGGGTGTTGAATACGAAAACAAAGGATTTACCGGCGAGCACGAAGGTGGTATACGTGGTATCAAACATATCTTTAATGCTAGAGATCACTCATTCAGCAGTTCCGGACTGCGGCAACGTGTGGTTGAGGCCGAAACCATTAAACTGCTCAAAAAGAAGTAATGCCCAAACTGACCTTGCACACGTTCACCATGGGCGATGTAGAAGATCCATACCTGTATGCTGCCTTTCCTATATCAGACTGGCAAAAGACCGAACACGGAGCATGGGTAATGGAGCATGCAATAGGTGAGCCTACATTTTATTGTAATCCTGATCCTAGCACGTATGGATTTCGAGTAGATATCATTGGCGAACTAGAAGAACGTGATGCTACATATTTTAAATTGAAATGGGGCAAATGAGAATTTTAGTAACCGGAGGATTAGGATTTATTGGACACAATGTTGTGGCCTTGTTGGAAGCACAAGGGCATGATGTAACTATTGTGGATAACCAAACCACGTATGGCATTATCCCCCAAGCAGAATTGGATTATCTTGTTGCCGAGCGTCGTAAACGCATCAAAACCACAAGAATATTTACATACGACATACGTGATCCAGAAGGTATGGCTTGGGTTTACAGCCATTATCAACCTGAACTGGTAATACATTTAGCCAGCTTCCCCAGACAAAAGGTAGTGAATTCTAATCCTACCCTGGGTAGTCAAACCATGAGTGAAGGCTTACTTAATCTACTAGAGTTATCGGTTAAGCATTCGGTACGCAAGTTTGTTTACATCAGCAGTAGCATGGTCTACGGTAACTTTAAGGATACCTACTTTGATGGAGTAGACGAAAGCCACGACTGTCGACCACTTGGACAGTATGGTATTATGAAGTTGGCCGGCGAATGGTTGGTCCAAGACTATCAGCGTAGACACAATCTTACCTACACTATTATACGTCCGTCGGCTGTGTATGGACCAGGTGATGTTGAAGATCGTGTGGTTTCAAAATTTTTACTAACTGCCATGCGCGGTAAGACAGTGCAGGTAAATGGCGGCAACGAAAGTTTAGATTTTACTTTTGTAACCGACGCCGCCGATGGTATTGCTACGGCTGCTGTTAGTGATTCAACCAACAACATGACCTACAATGTTACCAGAGGACGCGGTCGTACCTTGTCAGAAGCCGCTGACCTGGCGGTTCAAATTATTGGAAGTGGCACTATACAGGTTAACGATCCTGACAATAACTTTCCCAGTCGCGGTCAATTAAACACCATGCGAGCAAAAGAAGATTTTGGGTTTGACCCTGTTGTAGATATTGAACAAGGGTTTGAAGAATACTGCGCTTGGCTTAAAAACTCACCTTACTACAGCAAGCTATCATGATATTATTGGCCAATGGCTGTAGCTTTACTGAAGGATACGATTTGTCTACTCCTGAGCAGAGCTGGCCGTATCAATTGGGTAATATTTTAAATTATCAAACAGTAAATCTTGCCCTGGGCGGAGCCAGCAATGATCGCATTTATAGAACCACAGTTGAGTATTTGAATACCCATACAGATCCAGATCTGGTAGTAATAGGTTGGACTATTTTTAATCGAGCAGAAATCAGTTCGTCACGTGGACTGTATCTGAGATTAACCAACACTGACTGTTTGCCTGAAACTACAGAATTAACTGAAGATCTAACGGCGGTGCATAAATTTTGGTTGATAAATTTATATAGCGAATACGTAAATTATCGCAATTGGTTACACAATGTTCTACACTTGCAAAATTATTTTGCAGTCAAAAACATTGATTATCGTTTCTTTTCAGCATTTGATACCAATTATCTTAAAGATTTTATTAACGGAAGTGATTTGGCATTGTCATTGGCCGATCAATCTTTCCAATGGCGAGATCGGACACGGTACGCCGCCAACAGAGACATACACAGAGAATATCAAGAGCTGGTGATGCTGGCAAAACAAATTGATTTATCCAAATGGATGCTATATAATGAACATACTATGCAGAGTTTTTTAGTTACACACAATTTTGCCACAGACACAACAGGACACTTTCTTGAAGATGGGCACCGTTTTTGGGCTGAACAGATACAAAGAGAACTATGAATGGTTTAAAAATTCCGTTTACTGGATTAAAAAAGCAGTATAACAATCTCCGCACAGAGATCTTAGATGTCACTGATGAAGTGTTACGGTCAGGGCAACTCATGGCCGGCAACTATACTGCTGAATTCGAAAACTGGTTGGCCAAGAAAAATCATTCTAAGTATGCAGTAACCTGTCACTCGGGCAGTCAGGCCTTGGAAATAATTGCCGAATATTATAGAATGCAAACCAGCGTGGTACCACCCAAGGTGGTTGTGCCGTCAATGACTTATGTGGCCACAGCCAATGCGTTTATTCGTGCAGGCTGGACTGTGTATATTGCCGACACTGACAAATACGGACTGTTAGATAAAAAACGTGTGCCAGATGATCTCAGTATACAGGCCACTGTGTTGGTTGGCCTGTATGGTGCCGCTGTCAATGCTGATCGTTTTTGGGGCACTGACCTTGTGATAGAAGATGGTGCACAGCACTGGCTCAGTAACAAGTGTAATAGAGTGGGCAATGCCACTGCTATCAGCTTTGATCCCATGAAGAACCTCAATGCTTACGGCAATGGTGGTGCTGTGGTAACTGATGACCTGGATCTCCTGGAGTTTGCCAGAGAATGGATCAACAATGGCAAGCCTAGACACAACGCCATAGGTACCAACAGCCGAATGAGCGAGATTGATGCTGCACAGATGCTGGTCAAGGCCGGACATATTGATGCCTGGCAAGAGCGCAGACGCAACATCAGCTTATACTGGTTGGGTCGATTAAAAAATACCGGAGTCAGAAGTTTAATCGATGCTACAAACTTTGAAACACATGCTTATCACAAGTTTGTGATTGATGTGGATTCTCGTGATATCCTGGCAAGAAATTTAGAACTAAAAGGCATCGAAACTCGTGTGCATTATAAAGAACCCCTGCACGAATTACCAGCCTATGAAAGCTATACAGGACCCGATATACTTAGTGTAGCGTCGGCCTTGAGTCGCCGTGTATTGAGTTTACCTATCTATCCTGAACTTACTGATCTTGAAGTAGAGTATATTATTGATCAGGTGTTAGATTTCTCTTTATCAAGGCATAGCTAGCCAACCAAGCCCAGTCGTAACTTTTCTTTAGTTCCGCAAAATCCCCACCAACTGAGTCGTAGTATTCCGCAGCATCTTCTGCTCCGTAGATACTCCATTGACCATTAGGCTGACCCATTGCAACAGTCAGCCACTTGTTGAGTCTATATTGGCTTTCTACGTCGGTATTGCCTTTTAGTTTTAACACTTCACGGAAAGCTGTGCGCCACGCTGACCATTGAGTGTGTGCATATTCTGCTGTTCCGGATAAAATAGGAACAACTTCGTGTGCTGAATCCAAGGTAAAGTCTAGTCCTACACCTGTGTTGCCCAGAACCAACTTCTTGTTATAGGCAATCATGGCCTGGTGACCGTATGTCAGGCCGTTGATGGGATTAAACGCATGAAAGATATAGTGTTTGGGTTCTTGCAAGCGGTCTGGTTGCCAGGACCAATCAAAGTCTTTATTAACACTCAGCTTGGCAAACACAGCAAAGAACCAAGGAGTTGTAGACAACTCGGCAGCTGCTTGATAGGCCGCAACACGACCATTGACTCCTGAACTACGATGTATGCGGTTAGGAATACTCACATGGGGTAATTGCAAGTAGTTGTATTCGGCGTTAGATTCGCCGTTGTCAATAAACACAATGTCCAGGGGAGAATCATCATACATGTGTCGCTGTGTGCGATCTATGTAAGGATAGTCATAGACCTGTGTTCGAACATAAGGCACAGCCGGCTTGGGCACAATGACTTGGCTAGCACCTGCCGACAGTGGAACCACAGTCTTGGTCTTTTCTCGCCATAGTGGAACTGTAGGCACTGGACCAGATCTGGCCTGAGTTGTAAATATGGCCAAGGGTCCTGGCCAATCTCGAGTCTGTATGGCTTCGACATGCGTGTCCAGATCGTGTTCAATGACCGGCAAAGGCTTGCGGGCAACCGACTGCCCTACATAGTTGATGTCATACCAGTCCAACAAGGCAAATTGTCCAGCTCGATAAGCAAAGGTCGGCACATGCATAAAAAATGTATCACCAAACTTTTCGCCATCACTGGCAAACACATGCAACATGCCGGCTTGCCACTGTTCTGGATGCCAGGACCAATCAAAACCCTCATAGTCACACACCGAGCTGATGATCCATACAAACTCGTGTCCAGCGGCATCGGCCGTCTTGGCTATTCTTTTTAAGGTATCTAAATAGTTGTCAAAGTATCTCACGCGGCTGGCTGTGATGTCCTTTACCTGTGCCACAGTTGTATCCACTGTGCCTTCCATGTGATCAATCACATACACATGAGTAGCAGTGCGCTGATTGCGTATGCGTATTTGATCCACAAACTTGATGTCTGTGCCACCAGCTACAGTGTATTTGGGTCCGCCGGTGCGCTGATGTTGTGTGCCAAACTGGTATATGTAAGGAGGATCTGTGGCATCTGGGTGCCAGGTAAAATCAAATGTTTCGGTATCCACTCCGTCAGGCACAGTCCAACAGTCGTCCACTGTGGTCTTTTGCACTCGTGGCTCTTTGACATATTTGACATCAACTCCGCCTGGCACATGATAGGCAGGTCCGCCGGTTTTTTGATGCTGTGTGCCAAACTGATAAATCATGGGCGGTTCGGATGGATCTGGATGCCAGCTGATATCTATCAATCCCATACCACGCCAAGGCTGTTCGTCGGGCAATCGACGCAGTTCTGGACCTGATCTATAATTGGTATCACCGCTCCAGGTTCGGGGCACTAGATAGGTTCCAGCATCCTTTTGCCATTGGCTGGGCCAGGCGTGCCGCTGATGTGCTTCCCACGGCACCGGCTCCCATAAAAAATCCCACCCTGTGTAATCAGTTAAATAGTTTATCCACCAGAAATACCTAGTGCGACTTAGTTGTTGTGCTTGTTCAATACTGTCAGCCTGTTGCTCATGGGCAAACAAGTTGGGTTTCGTTCCAGAATAAAATACGTCAAACATGATTAGAATAGATGAGATTTACAACCATACATTTTGGCCTTGGTTAAAAGAAAATCGCGCAGGAACCAGATTGTTTTTTTGTGATCCGCCTGGACATACTGCTCCGGACGCTTTATTTAACTTGGGTAGTGATAGCATAGCGGAAAATGATTATGTGTTTATGCATGACCAGGAACCGGTCGATGCTGACTTGTATTCGCCCTTGTTTGATGCTGTATTACGACGCAATCGAGATATTGAACCCAATGTTCCGGGTCATGTGATTGTGAGTGAAAAAGGCGAAAATGTTCGAGCTGTTTGTGAACAGTATGGTTGGATCCCACACTATTATTTTTATCATGGCTGGGCCTGCTTGGATTGGTTCCGTGGGTATGATCGAACATTCTTAATTCCCCGGGCTAGACATCGAGCACCCACACAGACTTTTATGAGTCCAAATCGTATTGTAGGTGGCAAAAGAGATCATAGAGTTTTATTTTTATACAATGTTTTCAAAAACAATCTGCAACACAATCACATTTCGGCACCCAGAATATGCCCCGAGGAAGGTGTTGATATCACTAGTATAGCACAAAAGTATACCAATGTATACCAGGATATAACCAATGTGTTTACTCAGGCCGACTTGCCAAAAATCTTCCTTGGCGAAGCTACACAAGAAATGAGTTCTTATCGTCTGGGCAATTTTACAGAAGCGGCCGATAGCCTGATATATGTGCCAACTGAAACGGTTTACTTTGGACGTCGTTTACAAATTACAGAAAAAACTTTCAAAGCCATTGCTTTGGAAATGCCATTTGTTCTGGTGGCACCAGCTGGCAGTTTAGAATACATGCGTCAGTATGGATTTAGAACTTTTGCCAATGTGTTTGATGAAAGCTATGACGAAGAAACTGACGATATAAAACGGATCGAACGTGTCACTAAACTGCTCAAAGAATTGGATGATCTAACACCGGCCGAACGTGAACAAATACATCGCCACTGCTTGCCCGCAGTAGAACACAATTACAATCATTTTTACGGTGGCGCCTTTGCCACAGTGCTATGGCAAGAATTTACAGCCATGCTGTCAGAATTTATCTACTAGAGCAGTCAACACTTAAATATCACACTATCCGAAAGGCCCCAATGATTAACAGTTATACCTCCTGGCAACCACTTGAAGAAGTTGTAGTGGGCTCAGCCTATCCAGCTGACTATTTTGACTATATTGACAATGCGCAAGTGCGTAATCAGCTACAACAGATCCTAAACGAAACCGAAGAGGATCTCAACAACTTACAAAAAACTATCGAAACCTACGGTGCCAAGGTCCATAGACCCACGCTACAGGGCAAAGATGCTTTTATGGCATATCAAACATCTGGGCAGGGTGTTCCGCTTCCGCCACTTACACCCAGAGACTGGCAAATCAGTCTGGGTCAAAAACTCCTGCGTGTTTTGCCCATTGAAGAACTCAATGATGTGTGTGATCAATTTGGGGACCAAGTGGTCAATCCACACAAAGGCGAATGGGATCCTGACTGTATTCTAAATGGAGCCAGTGCTAGCTGTATAGTGCGTGTAGGACGCGATGTATTTTTTGATAATAGTGACTATCTCAAACCCGAACAAACTGAATGGATACGTGACAATGTGCTAGGACCCGAGTATCGCATACACGAAGCTGTAACCGACGGACACGGTGATGCGGTATTTGCTATTCTCAAGCCGGGAGTGATCCTGTCAAGCAAACATGACATGCATCTAAACTTGGCCAAAGACTTTCCAGGTTGGGAAGTGTGCAAGATTTGGGATTCAAGTATCTGGGCCGCCATGGAAGTAGGCAAGTTCAAATACAGTGCCAATCCTGGTGCTTGGTATGTGCAGGGTCAAACACCCACACCAGAATTTACACAATTTGTGGACACTTATCTAAACAAGTGGACCGGCTTTGTGGCCGAAACAGTATTCGATGTCAACTGTTTAGTTTTAGATGAAGAAAATGTAATCTTCAGTGCTTACAACAAAGAAGTATTTGATTTCTGCAAGAAGCACAGAATCAATCCTATCATTAGCGAACTACGTCACAGTTATTTCTGGGATGGTGGTATCAGTTGTTGCACACAAGATCTGCGCCGACGCGGCGGTTTAGAAACTTATCTATGAGTTCTAAAAAACTATACGAAAAGTATGGAGACAAAATTTGTCTGGCTCCATTTTTTAACAATTTCTACACGACCAATAATGTGGTGCAACCCGGTGCACCCAGTTACAATCAATTAAAGCCCTGCACAGTATTGAAACACAATCGTGCATCCAACTACTCTTGGAACATAGACAACAACAGTATTGCCGAAACACGCAACAATGCCAGTTGGAAACAGCTAAGACAGGCATTTCTTGATGGACAGCTAAACGAAATTGAAGAATGTAGAACCTGTAGCAATGCTGAACGCCTGCACGCCTCCAGCCCGCGCCAACTCAACAACGACTACCTGTTTGAACACCTAGACGTGGACATCATGGCCGAAATGCAACGCATAGTTGAAAACAATCTAAACGTGGATGCTGTGTATGCTATGGACTGGCAACCCAGTAACTATTGCAATTATGCCTGTGTCATGTGTGTAGGGGGCGCCAGCAGTCAGCGTCTTACCTTTGAAATAAAAAATGGATCCGCTAGCCGATATGTGCAGAATGATCCAGATCCAGACTTTTTTGATCTGTTAAAGGATGTAAAGATTCTGGGCTTTACCGGCGGTGAAACTGTCTTGCAACCAGAAGTGCTTAAATTAATTGACTACTTGATTGAACGAGATTGGGCCAAGAACATGATCATAACCATGTTGACCAACGCCAGTGCATTTCCAGATGAATTGATTGCCAAATTTGAACGGTTCAAAAAAGTTCTATATACTGTAAGCGTTGACGGCCTAGGAGATGTAATTGAATATCAACGCCGTGGTGCCAAGTGGGCTGATGTTGCGGCCAACGCAATCAAAATAAATGAGTGTCCGGTTACTCATAACATTGTGAATCATGTGGTCACTGCTATCAATGTATTGACAGCCATGGATTTTGTAGACTGGTGTCACGACAACAACATGAAATTCATCAGTGTTAGTCCTGTTTACCAGCAGAAATTAAGTGTAAGTGCCATGCCGCCTGAATTGGCCAAGTTGGCTTTGGAACGTTTACAAGCAGGTCGCAAGCGTTATGAGCACTACGGATCGGGACAATACAACAACTGGGAACGCAATTGGCTAGACACAATAGATCGTATCATTGGTACCATTGAGAATGCACAATTCAATCCTGATGCCTTGTCTCAATTTGTTAAACACATACAACTAGAAGATCAATTCAGTAAAAAACCACTTCGAGAAGTGGTTCCTGAATGGGCTCCCTGGTTCGCCTAACTACAAACCTTTACTCCATACAGTTGTTCAAAGCGGTCAGCATCAGCCCGATCGTTGACCATGGGTTCTCCACGTATGTTCAAGCTGGTATTGAGCAACATGGGACATCCAGTGCGTGCATACCAGGCTTCTAACAGACTTCTTATTCCGGAACCATCTGCCGGTACAGTCTGTATCCTACTGGTACCATCAACATGGGTAATAGCAGGATATAGGTCAGGATGCCTACAACGACCGACGACCTGCATATACCTAGTGTCACAGAAGCTGTCACTGAAATCAAAATACTGATCAGCATGCTCCTCCAGAACGACCGGTGCGAATGGTCTAAATTTTTGTCTGCGTTTGATTTCATTTACCTTGTCCTTTATTTCTGCGCCACGTGGGTCGGCCAACAGGCTTCTATTGCCCAAAGCTCTGGGCCCAAATTCTGCACGACCTGATGCCACTCCTACAATCTTGTCCTGGATCAGAGCAGTAATCAACTCCTCAACAGGATACGGCCCTGGTATTTCATGTCCCAGGAAAGCATTTTGCCAGTTGACCCGGCCGCCATAGGCCAAGGCAGCTGCACCCAGACTTGATCCAGCATCACCTGGAGCTGGCATGATCCAGATCTGATCGAACCAATCGCCCAGATTTCTATTGGCCAAGCAGTTGAGTGCTACACCACCTTGATAAACCAGGTTTGGACTCCAGTTAAATGCTCTGGCTCGTTCCATTACCGCATAAATTAAATCTTCAACCAAACTTTGTGCCGCTCCAGCAATGTCTTCGGGTTCAGAATCCCACATGAAGTCTGGCGCTACTCCGGCATGCAGGTTGTCTTGAAAACGTATTTCTTTTAGATCCTCTACCAGCTTGCCTTCCATATACAAGGCCAGACTGTCCTTGTTTTTGCCGTAGGCACTCATGCCCATGGTAATGTATTCTTCGTCCATTGGATGCAAGCCCACACGATCTGTGATGGCACTGTAAAACAGGCCAATTGAGTGCGGGTAACCTTGACGCCACAACTGTGTGTATTTGGCACGTCCATGTTGATACTCAGCACCCCAGATGGTAACAGTATCAAATTCACCAATGGCATCAATCACAACCAC